AAGTCCCTCTACTCACAACTTAAGCGGCTAAATTATAACCAGCTTTGAGGGCTGCCTTAACCAAACCTTTGGTTGGTTTGCCCATACGGTAGAAAGCAACTTTCTTACCATCTACAACTTTTTTATTGGTGTAGATTACATGGCCTTCTTGACGTAGTTCATCAATACGGGCTGTAACATTGGTAATACCGAAACGGCGTTGTGCTTGTTTGACAGTAAAGGTGTTGTAACCTGAAGGTTGTTGTAAGGCGTTCAACATCTTTTCTTTAGCAGATAAATTGCTCATTGTAATACTCCATAGTAAAGTTAAAAATAAACCTTGCGTTAGCAAGTTCTCACATCATATCATTATGTATGTGTGTTTGTCAAGCGTTTATCGACCAACTTGTGGTAAATAACGCTGTTTGGTATCTTCCCACGATAATTCAATCAAATCATCATAGAAAAGAGTTTCATATGAAACATTGCCCTTTTTCTGTAATTGCCGAATACGACCTTTGGCGTAACGAGTTTTCCAAATATTTGCCAATGCTTCTTCGCTGGTATCAAATGATTTTACCAATGCCTCGTCCGTAATTTCTTTCCGCAGAAATTGATTGGTATTATTATAGAGTGGACTAAAATAAATGCCACGTTGATGTTCGGTACGAATTAAGTGCTTTGGTATGCCAAGTTTAGAATACGCAAAATTCAATGAACGATTCTTGTGGTCACGTTTGAGTGGAAGTCCTTGTGTGTTTTTGGCTTCCCACCATTCAAAATATTTACGAGTATGATTTTCTTTAATCCAGTCAAACACTAGTTTCTTGGTTGCTCTACTAGGTTCAAATGCCACAGAACCGCTTGAGAAACCCATTTTGTTCCAATGTTCTAATCCATCATATTGAGATAGACCGCCAGACTTAGTATTGCCATAAAGAGAAGTAGTAGTAACTCCCACCAATGTATCACCATATTGTCTTTTCCAATCTTTTTGAACTGTATCAGATAAACACATTAAAGCTAACAACTTGCCGCCCATGTAATTAAAACCAAGTGGTTGAAGTGGAACAATGGTAGAACCAATGGCAGTATGATTAATCATATGCTGTTGTGTCTTAACATCTCTTGACCATCCAATTGCATTATCTCTCGGAGTCAAGTCCAGGAAGTCTGAGGAGATACAGATAACACCAAGGTATTTACCAGTAACTTCATCAGTCAAAACATAAAATAGATTACGACCAATGTTAGAATTATTCTTCATTGTAGAAGAAAAGGTACGAATGGCATTCCATCTCTCGGCATCAGGACCATTTGATAGAACCATAACAGGTTTCAATTTCTCATAATCATCCGGCTCTTGTGGCATCCAAAAATTAGATTTTACTTTATCAATTAATTTCTTTTGTTCAGGATCTACCATCATAACTTCACTACCAAAGAGTGTAGAAACTTCGTGAACAGGATATCTCTCTTTGACTTCACACCACTTTTGGTATAAAGTATATTCACGAACATCCATTTGAGAAGCATAAGTTAAGTCCTTGATGAGGACTTCTTTCATCGCTTCTTCATCAATGTGTTCAAAAGTAGTGTTTGATTCTGACCACTTTTTCCATTGTTTCTCTACATATTCAATTGGTGTTGCCATTATATTAGTTTCAATGATTTAATTAGTTTATTGCGTTTCTTCATACCAGATTGTAACGCCAAAGGTTTTACTTTCTTAGTATACACTATTCCATTCAAATGATCAAGCTCATGTTGGAAAACTCGAGCAGATAAGCCATTTAACATTGTGGTATGAGTTTGTCCATTAAAGTCTTGGTATTCCACTTCAACAGTAGATGGCCGATTAACTCTTAATCCTAAAAGTGGAAAAGATAAACAACCTTCCATCATGTTTACCTCATCGTTAGATTGCCAAATAATTTTAGGATTAAAGAATGCCACAAAACTATCTTCGGCACCCATTACAAATACTCTATGCTTAAAACCACATTGATTGGCAGATAAACCATAACCTTTATGTTGCCGGCAAGTTTCTACTAAAGAAGAAGCAAATTCATTTGGATTAACTGGTGGATTACTGAAATTAAACTCAGGCAAAACTTCTTGTAGGATAGGATTGTTTTCACCAACCAATTCAAAAATAGGAATGCTTTGTGTTGGTGCTGTAGAATTCTTTGCTAGTTCTTCCGTATTAAAACTAATTATTTCACTCATTTTGCTATCCTTGAAAAATTATTGACCTTTTCAAATTTAATAATCGACCTAAATTTGTCAAATAACTGGTCTCCTTTATGTGAAATAACGAACACATTAGTATCTGTTCCCATTTCATGAATTAGTTTTAAGAATTCTTCTGTGCCAACACCATCGAGTGATGAATCAAATATTTCATCAAGAATCAACAGGTTGGTATTTGTAGAATTCTTTAGTTTGGCAATCTGTCGCCAAGTAAACAATAATGCCAAATCAATACGCATCTTCTCGCCTTCAGAGAAATTAGCATAAGAAAACTCATCACGATGCCTACTCTTAATGGTTTCTTCAAACTGTTCATTGATGTTGAAGTTTACAAAAAAGTCCATTGCTGTCAAATACTTATTAATCAATTTATTCATGATAGGTAAATATTGCCGAATTATCTTAGTTTTAATACCAGTATCTTTCAACAAATTACCAGCAAACTCATAATATTGTTTTTGTTCCGATAATTCTTTTTGTGTTTCAACCAATTTAGCCAATTCTTGTTGAAGTTCTTTTAATTTGGCATTATCTTCAATAAGCGTGTCTTTCTGTGCTGATAGAGATTCAATCTCTCTTTGTAACTTAGTAATGTAGGTATTGACCGCTGATATTGTAGAATTGTGTTTGACAATTTCATTATTGTGCTCTTGTATATGTTTAACTATTTTTTGGATTTCTTCAATACGGTTGTTCGCCTCTTGGATTTTTGTTTCAATATCCTGGATTCCAACTCCAATTTCTCCTTTTGTTTGATTGATTCCACTAAGCTGGCTACGTCGGAAGGTGTCAGCGATACCTTGTTTACAGGTCGGACAGTCGTGGTTTTCTTCATAGAATTTATACTCCTTATCTAATTTCTTTAAACGAGATTCAAGTTTGGATTCCAACTGTAATAGTTTGGTACTTTTCTTTTCTACGGCAAGTTTGTCTTGTATTCTGCTTTGTAATGCCTCGATGTGTTTTTGAATTAAATCAATATCTCTTTGTAGAGTAAAGGTTTGGTCAATAGATTGTTTGACTTCTTCTTGTTTCTTTTTAACTTCTTCTTCGGTTCGATTCTTATGTTCTTCAATACTTTGTTTTTGGAAGTTAATTTTCTCAGCAGTAAGTTCCATTTCATACTTGTTTTTGGTCGTTGATTCTTTAATTTCTGACATTCTTTCTTTAACAACACCATTCATTGATGAGAAAATACCAATGTCTAACAAATCTTCAATAATATTTCGTCTATCTGCTGGAGATAATTGCATGAACGGAACAAACGAGGCCGAACCTAAAATCACCACTTGAGTAAATGATTTATAATTTAATTTGAGAATGAACTTCTCCAAGTGTTCTTGGTAATCTTTTGATGCCGCATCTTGATTTAACAATACGCCATTTTGAAAAATCTCAAATGTATTTGGTTTAATACCACGAACTACTTTATATTCTTTTTTGCCAATAAGGAATTCAATCTCCACAACGCCGGATTGGTTATTAATACTGTTCAATAAATTAGGTTTGTTTATTTTTCTGAACGGTTTACCGAACAAACCAAAACAAATAGCATCCAATAAAGTAGATTTGCCTGCACCGTTATTGCCAACAATGAGTGTATTGGGAGATTTGTCTAATCGGATTTCAGTAAAACTGTTACCCGTAGATAATATGTTTTTCCATCGGATAGTTTTGAAAATAATCATTTTTATAAATATTAATAAACTACAACAAGTAAAGAGATAACCATGTATATTATATACCTTTTAACCAATAAAGTCAATAGTAAAGTGTATATTGGTGTAACAAATAATTACACCAAAAGGATGCGAGAACATAAAGGCACATATAATAATTACCTAATATCAAAAGCAATCAAAAAACACGGTTGGAATAACTTCAATTCACAAATTTTACTAGAAACGGAAGATGCTGAATTTGCTTACAAAGTGGCAGAATCTTCATTTATACAACAATACCAATCTAATAATCCAGAAAAAGGTTACAATCTAACTGAAGGTGGCCAAGGAACTTTAGGTTTTTCTCCAACACCAGAAACAAGACAAAGAATGAGAGAAAAAAAGTTAGGCAAAAAACTTACTACAGAACATATTCAAAAAATATCCAAATCTGCTTTAGGTAGAACCTTCACAAAAGAAACCAAAAATAAAATATCCAATAAATTGAAAGGTAACAAAAACTTTCAAGGAAAAACATTTACTGATGAAGTAAAACAAATTTTATCGGAACACAAAGCCAAAGACTGGCAACTACTTTCACCAAACAACGAAATTATTAATATACACAATATGAGAAAATTTTGTATTGATAATAATCTACATCATTCGGCAATAACTAGAGTGTTACAAGGCAAACAATCTCATCACAAACAATGGAAGAAAGTTTAATTATTACTTTTCCACCATACTTTTTGAAATCTTATCACTTGACTTTCTTATTGAAATTACTTCTTCAATGTTTGTTTTGACACTTCTGATACCACACCAATGACACCACAAATGAATTTTACCCTTTTCCAAATGTGTATTAGGTTTCATGTGATGCCAATTAAACTTATGAGATAGTTTCATCACAATTCGGTAAAAATATCCGTAAAGGTATCCTTTAATCATTGTTTAATTTTTACCCAACGATTGCCTAAGATAAGATATTGCATCTTACGCCAGAACCAATTTGGCACTCTACCTTCAGATGGTTCCCAAATAATACCTTCAACACCTTTAGCACCAAAACAATGGCACTCCCATCCAGACGGTTCTAGTTTTTTATGAAATTCAATGCTCACGCTTGTTCCAAATTTAATGCCTCAACGTATAGTTCTTTCAATACCGTTTTTAGCTTATCATTATCAATATGTTCTTCTGAAATACCATCTACAAACTTATTAATGATTGTGATTGTATCTTCTGCTTCATTAATTATATCATCATCTACACCTTCTGTCAAGTCTGTAAAGTCCTCGGCAATGGTAATATCAATTGGATTAACCTTGTAAAGATTTTCCATGAATCGGTCAAACAGATGTGGATTTGTTTTGTTAATTACCACAACTTTAACATAAGTTCCGGCATATTTGTTTAAATCTAAATTGGTAATTTCAGTAATACTACTCTCTTTATCATTATAAGGAATTTTGTGGAACATTACATTAGGATTAGGAATAAACTCAAGAGTGTAATCGTCAAGGTTGAAAAGGTGAAAACCCCGTGTGTCATTGAAATCTTGCCATGTCATTTCCATAGGTGTACCAACATAAACAATATTATCTTGTTTGGACCTATGATGATAATGACCAGAAAAAACAATATCAAACTTACTAAATATTTTTCGGTCAAGGCCTTCATAATTTGCCATTCCACGATGCATGGCAAATCCAGCAATTTCAAAGTGTCCTATGCACAAATTGGCAGAAGTATTTTCTATTTCAGATAAACATTTTTGATAATTTTCTGCACAAATCCAAGGTATTACACAAACATCTGAACCAACATTATCATAATCTAAGTGTATAGTTTGTGGGGAATCAATTACAGTAATGTTACCATATTCTCGAAGCAACAAATCCAATGAATTAATATCGTTAGTATTTTTGTGATAGGTGTCATGGTTTCCTGCTAATACAATCATTTGAATATTATATTCAACCAACTTATTTAAAAACATTTCTTTGGTTCGGCTTAATGTATGAAAATTGATATATTTTCTACGGTCAAAAAAGTCGCCCAATTGAATAATGGTTTTGATGTTGTTTTGAATTAAATATGGAAAAAAAGTTTCTTTATAGAATTTTTCACCATAATCTAAAAAAGAAATGGAATCATTCCTCATGCCAAAATGAACATCACCTAAAATACAAACTTTCATAATATACCTTGCAAAAATATTTTAGTTTCTGTCTGGCTTTTTGTTGTCAACATTGTCATACTGTTTAATTTCAATTACCGAATCAATAGGTTTTAAGTTACGTGAAAATTCAATTGCTTCATGAAAGGTTTCAAAAGACTTAAATCTTACGGATCCACCAGTCAAATAATAACTCAATCTATACATTATATCATTCCTCTAGAAACTTTTCAATACCTTTGGGCTTGTTTGCCTCTTTTTTCTTTTCTCTTGCTTCTTCATAGTTGCCAATAAATTCGGCAATATTATCATAGAGTTCAAACTGTCTTGTCGTACCATCTTCTAATTCAAGCATTTCCATTTCATCCAAAATACCCATCTGTTCTGTTGCCTTATACTTCACATAAGTCTGTTTCTTTTCTTTTTGAATTCTTCGTAAAAAGGCAAAATAAATGATTTGAGTAAAGTAAGCAAATGGATTCTTTGATTTGGTTGGGTCAAAGTTATCAAAATACATTAGACAGTTTTCAATACCATCTGAAATCATTTCATCACGATAGGTGTAGTTAATGAAGTTGGGTTTATGAGATAGACCTTCCGCTATCTTCATGAAACACTCTCCAATGTAGTTTGGAATAGGAGGTGGGTTAGTTTTATTCTTCTTCGCTAACTTACAACCCTCTTTATAATCAACAAGAGCTTGTAGAAAGTCTGCATTGTTGACGTATTGTTTTGGTTTCTTGGTTAATTTAGGTGTTGGTGTATTCATATTTACCATAATAGTTATTGACAATCGCTTGACAGACCGTTAGTATCGAGTATGTCCTTGGTTGAAAGTAATAAAGCATTAATGTAATGTATTTCCATGCTGTTCTAACTCCTCAAATTCATTAATCATATTACCTAATTCTTCATCATCCATCTCAGAGATAATTTCTTTGGCCTTTAACAATTCTTTAATCTTATATACCGTATTAACATAGTATTCACAGAATTCATCCTCAGGTTCAATCATAGAAAGAATATCTTTAGAATGTATTTCAATCGAGTTCTTTTTAATCAATTGCACAGGTAACCAATGGCGCATAATTAGACCGGCATTATTTGGATTACGGGTATCAATGGCAAATTCCATAGGTTCTTCAAGGATGTAATGATCCATACCACTCATAACAACATTGGCAATCAAATCTTCCCCATTCTGTAATTTAATAATTTGTGTTTTATACTCAGGCATTTTTTAGTCCTATTTTGTATATTTTAAATGGGAACTGCTCTTCATTATATATCTTAGTTCTATCCAATAGATGTTTCAAAGTGTAATTCATGTGCTTGCCAACCCGTAGGTCATCTGATATATCATATAGTGTTGCTATTTCTTTACCTTCACTTTGTCGTAAGCCTCTTCCAATGCTTTGCAAAGTTCGTATGCTCGATTTAGTCGGCATTGCAAAAATAATGTTATGCAGATTCCTAATGTTAATTCCAGTAGAAAAAGTCCCAAAACTAGCCACAATAATAGCATTGTTTTCTATCTCCATAATTTTTCTAATATCTTCACGATCCGTGGTGTCCGTTCCACCATGAACAAAGAATACTTTTCTGTTGCCAATCTTCTCTGTATCCTTTATCATATCATACAGGATTCTACCATGCTTGTCAACCATTTGATACAACACTAAAGTATTTTTACCTAAGCTAACTGCAAGATTTTTAACAAATTTATTTCTTGCCTCATGTGAAATTAAGTAACCAATTTCTTCAGCATAAGTCATGCCTTTAACTGTTTTAGATTCTTCATCGGTATGTTTTAATACGAGGCATTTAATTTCAAATTTAGCCAACTTATTATCGTCAATCAATTCTTTGGTTGAGATTACTTTTTTAACTGGACCAAATAAACCTTCTAATACAAGTTTATGCGTTTTAAAATTAGACATTTGTTTTTCTTTTTAAATGAGATTGACTAATTTTTGTCTTAGTTTCTTGTGAAAGTCTTTTATTTTTCTTGGATAATCTTCTTTTTTCTTTTAAATCTAAAGCTTTTTTTGTACCATATAACTCCTCATAGGTTTTTCCTTTAGACCACTTGCCTATTTTTAATTTGGTGTTTTCATTGTGTGAATATCTAC